GGCGGATGAGGATTTATAAATACCCACATTGAAATACAATAATTTGTTAAATAATGCTCTGTTGAATTTGGTTCATTTATATTTTTGGGAATTTTTAATACATCACTTCCGCCAAGAATCTGTTTTCCATCATCTAAATAGCGAATGTCATTTAATAGTTGAATACTATTGTCCTGACCTGTAATCTTATATGTTATGTCAGGTAAATAGGCATATATAAGTATTAATATAAATTCAATAAAAATCAAAACATATGTAGTGTAAGAAGTCATTCGAAATTGATCTAAAAAGTAGTCTACTACATCAGAGAAAATACAAGGAATATAAAATAAAAGTTGGGCAACGAACCCAGGAATACCTCGTAACTTCGATAAATATTCAACAATTAATTGATATAACACTGCTAAACCTAACATTATGATTAAGATAAAAACGAAATAATTGCTCGTAGATGACAAATTAATTGTATCATTTGTAGTTGCGTAATAATATACCGCAAAAATAAGCATAGAAAAAACACCTAGCAATTTTAAAAATAACTTTGCTCCTTGAATGTTATTCAATAAATTTAATACTATTGCTAATACAAAAATAAATGGGATTGTGTATAGAAAGAAGTATTTTTGACTATTATATTCAGCAGTTCCACTATTTGAAAATATATTAAATATAATAGACCCACAAACCGCAACGACAATAGTCGCAACTGAAAATTTGATCATTGTTTTTCGATTTTCATTTCCTTCAGAACCCGGTTTTAATAAATTATATAAAAATGGAAATGATGGATCATTTTTTCGTTTGTTCATTTTTTATAATATATATATAAAAAATGACATTTTAATCTTCGTCACTATCTTCTATTAATTGTAATCGTCTAAAATGCGTAAAAGCATCATACATACATGTTTTAATGGAACCGATTAAAACAGAGTTGTCTCGTAAATGATAAGATGCCGAAATTAAATTATCCATTTCGCCTTTAAAATGTTCTTCTACTTTTTCGTTAATTAAATAACAACCGTCATATACACTCACTGATTTGAAATGTGTTTTGTTTGAAATATTTGCTCGACAAATGGGACATTTATTTTTCTTATTCAAATGTTTTTCTAAGCAATCGTAACAAAAACTATGTCCACAAGGGGTGGTAGTCAAATTTGACTGGGGTTTGGATTCACTATTATTATATTGTAGCACTTTTATATCTTCATAGCATATTGGGCAATTGCCAAAGTCTAATTTCTCCAAATTTTGTTGTAATGAACATTGAATCAAATCGTCTTCTATTGCCTTATCTATTTTATCTATATTATCTATCATTATAATGATTAATCATTATAAAAAACACAAATTATATAATTATGTGTTGTGTAATACAGTCATGTATTTTAGTTAATGTACGTTTCTTTTCAATATTATAATGTCGAATACATGAAATACATTCTTCATAACTTTTCCATTCCATTTTACTCACCTCGGTGCGCTCAAATTTGTTTTCACACAGACTGTTCGTATGACTCATATACATTACAAAATATTTATGCTTGTATGATTTATAGTTTGAACCAGTAAAGATTTCTTCGTACGGTATAATATTTTGTATATTTTCCAATAATTTCGGATTATACCCGGTTTCTTCACTGAACTCGCGAATTGCGCAATCATAATCAGTTTCTTTATGATTACGTCGCCCTTTTGGAAAACCCCATTCGCTTTCTAACCACTGTGAAGAAACATTGCTTTCTTCGATTAAATCTGTAAGTGTATATATTTTATCATTAAATTGGACCCCTCCTTTTAGATGGTTATATTTTTCACGCGATATAGTTTCTTCATTTTTATACTGATTTGATAATGATTTATTATCACCCCAAATATTTTTCCATAATGTTTCAAAATCATGCGTTTTAATATTTTCCTTTTCTTGTATAGTCATTTGATTTAGCATGTTCAATATATATTCTTTGTTATTTATAGAATATTTCCCTCTCATAAAATCAACATGCCCTAACGTATCTTTTCGTCGTATCATTAAAAACTCCGGTTTATTATTATAAATTCGAAACGAGACTATTCCGATACTAGTAATCGGTAGTTTACATTGATGATATAAATGTCCGTTTTTCCCGCAATTATTACAATATGTTTCATTTTGCATAATAAGTAAGCACTATATTATTATATTATGTCATGTTTATATACTTTCTATAGGTAAATGGATGAACAATATGTTGAACATATGAATAACACGTCACTTCCTAGTAGTTTTACCTTAATTGAGCATGAAAAGTTTGATCCAACCATTTGGGGACCTCATTATTGGTTTTTTCTTCATACGATTTCCCATACTTATCCATTATATCCTAATGAAGTAACAAAAAAAAAATATTATGATTTAATCCAAAATATGCCGTTGTTTATACCGAATGAGAAAATTGGAAATGATTTTAGCAAAATATTGGATAATTATCCCGTTTCTCCATATTTAGATAATCGAGATTCATTCATTCGATGGATTCATTTTATTCATAATCGATTCAATCGATTATTAGATAAAGAAGAATTATCGTTATATGAAGCATTGGATCATTACATGAGTAAATATAAACCGAAACAAGTTAAAATTTCCGAAACTTTCCGCATTAAAAAAGAATATATTATTGCGTTTTTCACCATTATTTGCCTATGTTTAATTATTTATTTATATAAGTAAATTTTTTGTCTTCATAATATAACTATGCGTCTTGAATTATGGATGTTTTTAATTACAGGAATTGTTTTGTTTCATATGTATACAGAAGGTAAATATGTAAAAAACATTATGTCATATAAAAAGCAAATGAAAATGGTAGGAGTTGTCTTTGGTGCTTTTGTATTGTATATTTTGCTGAAAAAAAATCCAGCAAACGCAGAAAATATATTGCGCACTTCCAATGAATATTTGAAATATATGCCCATTGACAAAAATACTAGTTCCGTAATATCACCTATTTTAGATTTCACGTCAAAACGTAATTATAGTGGAACCGAGAGTCATCCGATCGTCCAAGTTCCCAATCCGCAATCACGGTCTCGGGACATTTTAATGAATTCGGGAAAGAAGGGGACCAAGCGTTCCGTAAGTGAAACGAAAAAGAAATTCGTTGCTTCACGTCAAAATTGGAAATGTGATGGGTGTAAAGACCAATTAAACGCATGGTTTGAGGTAGATCATGTTATTCGTTTAGAACATGGCGGAAGTAATCATGTAGATAATTTAGTAGCGTTGTGTCGAGAATGTCACGGAGAAAAAACCGCGATTGAAAATCTTTAGATATATTGTTCAAATAAGTAAATTGAAATATACGTGTATAATATACTTATATTTCAATATGGAAACAGGAAAACCTGAAATTAAAATAAAATCTTCCATTGAACAACCTGAAACACCTAGTTCCCAAAATTCTGTTTTGGATAATCCTGAAGAAAAAATAAAGGCAGTAAAACCGATTATTATTAAAAAGAAATTTTCCCATATGTCCGAATTGTTATCAAATGTTACAAAAAACTCGAATGAATTTTTACGAAAAAAGGAATATCTCGAATACCAAGAAGAAGAAAAAGCAGAACCTCGTTTTTTATATCCGACTTTAAACGATCCCCTATTTTCTGAAAAAATCTCGAGTCATAAAGAATTTTTTGACACACAATATGACGGTGAAATACGAGATGTAAAGGAATATGCGAAAAAAATGTGTGATGCGTCTTTTGAATTGTTGCCCCATCAGTTATTTGTCAAGAATTTCTTGTCTTTTCAGACCCCGTACAATAGTTTGCTCTTATATCATGGTTTAGGGACAGGTAAAACATGTAGTTCAATTGGTATTGCCGAAGAAATGCGGTCTTATATGAGACAAACTGGTATTAAACAACGTATCATTGTTGTAGCCGCACCAAATGTTCAAGCAAATTATAAATTACAATTATTTGATGAACGTCGATTATATCAAAAAGATGGGTTATGGCACGTAGATTCATGTAATGGTAATACATTCATTAAAGAAGTAAATCCTACAAATTTAAAAGATGTTTCGCGTGAAAAATTAATCTCGCAAATTAAAACCATTATTAATCAATATTATGTTTTTATGGGATATGTAGAACTTGCCAATTATATTCGAAAAAAGGTGGTGGTCGAAACAACTGGTTTTACAATTGAAGAAAAAAAGAAATTAGAATTACAAAACATGCGTCGATTTTTTAATAATCGTTTAATTATTATTGATGAAGTTCATAATATTCGTTTATCTGATGATAATAAAGATGATAAAACGGGAAAATTATTGATGAAACTTGCCAAACATTGTAATAATATGCGATTGTTATTATTATCCGCAACTCCTATGTATAATTCCTATAGCGAAATTATTTGGTTGGCAAATTTAATGAATGCGAATGATAAACGCGGTTTAATACAAACAAATGAAATTTTCGATCAAGACGGTATTTTTATAACAGAACAGAAAAATGACAACGGAGAACTGATCCAAGAAGGCGGTGAAGATTTATTACGTCGTAAATTAATAGGATATGTCTCTTATATTCGAGGAGAAAATCCGTATACGTTCCCTTATCGCATTTATCCGAATATTTTTGCTTCAAATAAAACATTTCACGAACCAAGTGGTGCAATGGGAAATTTATTGAAAGCAGGACAAGCGTTAATCGGAAGCGATACAAAACAATTTAAACTGCCTACTATTCAATTGAATGGTAAAACTATAGAACAACCATTACAAAATATGCCTTTATATGTAACAAAATTAGGTTCTTACCAAAATGACGCTTATAATTTGGTAATTCGTTCAATGAAAAAGGAAATAGAAGGGCAAAAATTTGACGAAATGGACCGATTCGGATTTCGCAGATTACAAACACCATTAGAAGTATTAAATATTGTTTATCCGAGTGAATTATTAGATGAACAGGTTAAAAAGGGTCAATTGGAATCGTCAAGTGACGCTGTTTTGGAAAATGATGAAAATAAAGATCCACGCGCAACTATGGTAGGAAAGCGCGGAATGAACAGTGTCATGAATTATTTGGACGAATCATTTAAAAAAATTCCAAGAAAATACAATTTCAGTTATAAACCCGAAGTTCAAAAAAAATATGGTCGCATATTTAGTCCAAATGAATTATCAAAATATAGTGCGAAAATACATGAAATTTGCGAAACAATCAAGAAATCAGAAGGAATTATTTTAATTTATTCACAATATATTGATGGAGGCGTTGTTCCGATTGCGTTGGCATTAGAAGAAATGGGATTTTCCCGTTTTGGTACATCCGAATATACAAAATCATTATTTGAGACCCCACCCATTGAACCATTGGATTCTATAACAATGAAACCCAAAAGTGAAGTGT